CGCCGAGTTCCATGCCCATGGCGATGGCGACCGCGACATTCTCCGGCTTGCCCTTGTAGTCCTTCGGCGCCAGGTCGGATCTCGCGATCAGCTTCGCGATGTGATCGAGCTGTTCCAGCGACTGCGGGATCAGGAGCAACGGGTTTTGCTGCTCGCGGGTTGCGATTGCGTTCATGCGGTCCTCGGTTGTGGTGTGAGGTTCACTGGAACTGTGATGGTCATGCGGCCTCCGGGCCATTGCCATTGCCAGCATGCTGATGCGCGAAATCGGCGCGAACCTTTGCCGACGCAATCGCGGTCGCTACGCTCTTGCCATCCTTAATCCGCATGATCCCGACGCGGATCGCGTCCTTGCAGATCGTCCGCGAGTAACCGCGCATGTTGCAGTAGTCGCGAACCGAGCGCGCCATTGCTTCGTCCTTGGTGTAGTGGCGCGAGAGCGGGATGATGTTCGGCGCCTGTTCGAGCGTTTCCTCGCAGCCCATCGAGGCGCTTGCGCGGATGTGCGCGACCTTGCGAAGCCAAGCCGCCAGGCGCTCAACGGCGTGCGGCTGTTCTGTGTTGCGAGTGACAGAGCCGTAACGGTCGGTCGGGAAATACAGGAGGCCCATTGCGATACTCCTTTTGGTTAGGCGTCTTTGCTTGCTGCGCGGATAACTTGAATCGCCGCCAATTGCTCTGATGTCACCGCTGCATGAAGTGCGTCAATCGCAATACAGACAGCGCCGGAAAGAGAGCACTGGTTGAGAATTGCAAGGTCATTGAGCTTGGCGAGTTGTGAGCTGCCTGCCCGAATTGAAAACTGAGTCAGCAACTTGTCAGGGCTCTTGCGCGGGCGCCCGCCTCTGTTTTTCTTGGCGTCCATGTCATTACTCCTTGTTATGCCGGTGGGCGCGGTCAATTCGGTCTTGAAGGTCGGCGGCGTGCAGCCGCTCGACGATGCGATCGGTCAGGACGGCGATCACCTCAAGCAGCGAGAGCAGGCGGCGAGTCCGGTCCGCAGTCCTGCGCTCCATCAGGTGCAGGTACAGCCTGTGCCGGGTGTGGCCGCAACGGACGTTGAAGTGCTGCCACCAGAGATCACACGTCGTCGGCATCGGGAGCGGATAGACCGTGCGGCGGACGCTGGCGTACTGCATCCGCGCCTGTTCCTCGATGGCGCGCAGGCCGCGCGAACGGCGCTCGGCGTGCCACTGCTCGCGGGTGGTGGTGCGGCTGGTGTAGACCGTTTCCGCGGTGATGATGGTGTCCATCGTTACTCTCCTCGCCTATCTCGGCTTGCTGTCAGGCGCGGACAGTCTTGAAGACCTCGAAAGAACCGCAAGGGAATGTGCGCACGTATCTGATCGTTCGCCCATCTCCACTACGCTCAACAGTGCACACGATCCCGTTATGCTCGCTGATCTTGATTGACTGTCCCGGCTTGATGTTCATTTCGCGCCCCTCCGTCGATGGGATCAATCTACGGCACTCCGTAGCGCGTCGTCAACTACTCCGTTGCACCGCTCGTCGGATTTTTTGCCGCCGCATGAAGCCGCGCACACCTCGCAACGGACGGCCTAGCGTCGCCGCAATGGCGCGCGCCGGCTGCCCTTGACTCGCCATACGCTTGACCGTCGCGCGTTCGTGCGGCATGTACGGGCCGCGCGGGATCTGTAGCGCGTGGAGTTGGGCGATCTTGTACAGCGCGTCTTGCGTCCGATCCAGGCGCCGAGCTACGTCCTTCCACGACAGCCCATCGCGCAGCAGGCGCTCAGCTTGGCGAATCTCGGCCGTAGTCCACGCGCGCCAGCTCTGGCGTCTCGGCAGCTTGCCGGCCGCGATCAGCTTCGCGCACCGATGCGCTATCGACGCCTTCCCCCTGCCCATCTCGCGCGCGATCTCGCTCGTCTCCATTCCTCGCGCGCGCAGCTCGATCAGCGTCGCGTCTGCTGCATCTGTCCATCGTTGATCCGGTCGTGTTTTCATTGGTCGTGCCCACGATTTGTTTGTTCGCGCTGCTTTTCTGGTGGGCGCCGACAGCAAACGGCCACGGACTAACGCGCACCGGGCGGGCGCGAAGGTGGCTTTAGATGCTTGACCGCTGAGTGCATTGAGATACAATGCTCATACGGTGCGCTCGCCTGCCAAGACTTCGCACCACAACAAGCCCCGGCCGAATCGTCGGGGCTTGTCGTTTGTGGCGATTGTACGCCGACGCCGGCCGCTGTCAACCCGACGAACGGCATCCTAAAGACGCTTGACGCGATACGGCTCGCCGTGCATCATCGTCGCCATGAACATCACATGGCAACAACTCATCCAAGACCTGCGCGATAGCGGCATGCCCATGTGCGTGATCGCGGCGCGCTGCGACCTCAGCCCGCAGGCTGTGACTGACATTGGATCTGGCCGCACCGCAGAGCCCAAGGGATTCGCGGCGGTCAAGATGTACGCGCTGCATGCGCGTCGCATGCGCTCGAAAAAGAAGGCCGCCTGACATGAACATCCTCGGCGCAATCCTCCTGCTCGTCTTCCTCTCGCTGATCGCCGGCATGGCGCTGTGCGCCGGCTGTGATCGCGACTGGTTCGGGATCGACCAATGACCCATGCCCCGCAGCCGCAGCAGGAAGCCGCTCGCGTCGGTCACGCGGCGGGGCGCCAGTTCTATGCAGTCAGCAACGAAAAGCGAGACGCGCACGGGCGCCCGGTTGGCTATCGGGAGTACGCCGGCTGTTGCGGTCGAGCCGCGTACACCGTGGCAAGCACCCCATTCGCCAGGGCACTGCTTCCGAAAGCTCTCGCCGGCACGCGGTGGTCGGCGATGACTGCACCCCACTCCGACCGGCAGCGCCACGCGCGTTTCGCTGCTGGCCTTTGCCGCTTGCCGCGGCCTTTTTCTTCGCTATGACCGACATCCAGCGCCCCTACGCCCACATGCAGGCCGACGAGCTGGCCGACGAGATCACCGTCGCGCGCGAGTGCATCCAGACCACCAGGGATCTGCGCCTGCGCAAGCAGATGCAGGGAAAGTTGGCGGAGCTGATTGCGGAGGAAGGAAGGCGGTTTACGGAAGGGTTGCCTTTCTGAAACGGCCGCGCGTCCGCTACGCGCATAAAAAAGCCCGCTGGCAGGCGGGCTAATGGAGCATCACATGAGCAGTGTAGCAAAACAAGTTGTGAGCATCCACCCGCAGCAGCCGGGCAGCGTCACGCCAAGTCGTCCGCTCGCACAAGTTGCGCTTTCCCAAGTCATTCGAGAGGGCCGGCAAACAATCGGCCCGGATTTGGCAGCATGGGTACTCAGGGATGCTGCGTTTGCAGGGCAGCGGAAGTCTGAGCGGCACCATGTCGAATTGCTCGCGCATTTGATGCGCCAGCGGCGATGGTCTGCCGGAAGCCAACTCGCGTTTTGTTCGCTAGGCGTGAATCTGTACCTGACAAACGGCAAGCATCGCATGAATGCCGTTGTCGCGTCCGGCATCCCGCAGGAGTTCCAAGTACTGATTACGCCTTGCGGCTCCATGACTGAGGTCATCGCCGACTACTACAGGCACGACACCGCATCGCGCAAGCGCAGTTCCATGGAAATCATCAATAGCACCGAAATGGCGCGCAATTCCGGCTTGCCAAATGCGCTCATGAACACGCTGTTTGGAAGCGCTCTTGTGCTTGACAACGACATGCGCGATCTGCACTACCAGCAAGATGCGCTGGTCCGCGACACGGATGCGAAGATCGCGGCGGCGTCCGGGTGGATTGCGGAGGCGCAAGAATACGCCCGCCTCGTTTCGGATGCGCCGGCCAAAATCAAGGCGAAGCTGTTCACGGCTGGCGTTGCAATGGTCGCCATGATGACAATCAGGCACCAGCCGAAAGTTGCCGAGTTGTTTTGGTCTGGGCTTGCCGCTGACGATGGCCTGGCGCGGTCCGACCCGCGGAAAGTGCTGCTTTTGGACTTCTCTTCGCGCAAGCCAATGACCGGACTGACCAGTCAGCGGTGTCTCCCGGCCGCAATAGCCTGGAATGCGTTTTTCGAGCACCGCCCGCTGCACATCATCAAGATTTCCGGCGCCAGCATTCTGCGCATCGCCGGCACTCCGATCACGGGCCGCGCGAAATGATTTCGACCATCCGACTCGATTGCATCGAAAGCAGCACGCTCGCCCGGCCGCTGATCGCCGGATCAATCGACGCGCTCGCGGAATCAATCGCAAGTGTTGGCCTGATCCAGCCGGTCACGGTCGTGCCACTGGCGAAATATCGCGACGGGCAGAGGGTAGACGCATTCCGGCTTGTTGCGGGCCATCATCGCGTCGCCGCTATGCGAAAGATCGGATGGGCGGAATGCTCGGCGCGGGTGCTTCCGGATTCAACGTCAGCACTCGCTGCCGAGTTGATGGAGATCGACGAGAACCTGTGCCGCGCGGAGTTGAGCGCTGCCCAGCGGGCGAAGGCGATCAAGCGGCGCAAGGAGATATGGGAGGCGATGCGGCCTAATAGTGGCTCAAGTGGAGCCACTATTCATCGCGAGCGGGCCGGCAGGCCGCAGGAGTTCGCCACAGAAACCGCAACGGCATCCGGTGAGTCCAAGGCGCAAGTGAACAAGCACCTGGCCCGCGCCGAAGCCCTCGGCGAATACCTTGATGAGATCGCTGGAACCTCGCTCGACAAGGGCGTGGAACTGGACGCGCTAAAGGATCTCCCGCAGGAAGAGCGCAAGGAACTGATACAGCGAGCCAAGGCCGGCGAGACAGTCAGCGCGCGAAGCGAGGAAGACCGCGAGCGCAACGTGCGACTCGTTCGCCAGACCATCGCTGACCTGGCGCGGCTGGCGAAGTTTTCCAACCCTGCAGAGGTGGCGGCAATTGCGGCTGAGATTGGTGTCGGCGCGGCTGAGTCCGCAATTGCCAAGGCAATTGCTGACGCGCGAGGATTCCGGCCCTTCTAGTTTCTACGCTCCGCAGGGCCGGCCAGCCCGTTGCTTGTTTCCGTCCAAGCGACAGCGGAGCACCTACATGACGACGGATTGGAGGCGGAATGGATTACATGCAATTCCTTGCGTCAAAGGCGCCGCGTGCTGTCATGCGCGGTTTCGAGCCTGAGGCGCTTCCTTCGCACCTGTTCGACTTCCAGCGGCATTGCGTCGAGCACAACATCCGGTGCGGCAGCGGTGGCCTGTTTTTGGACACAGGCCTAGGCAAGACCGCGTGCGAGCTGGAATGGACGCGGCAGTGCGCGGAGAAGTCGAACGGCCGCGCGTTGCTCCTGACTCCGCTTGCGGTCGCTCGCCAAGTCGAGCGCGAGGGCAAGCGGTTCGGCTACAAAATCCGAGTGATCCGCGAGCAAGACGAGGCCGGAGAAGGGATCAACGTCTGCAACTATGACCGGCTCGAAAAGCTCAAGCCGGAATCTTTCGGTGCTATCGCGCTGGATGAAAGCAGCATCTTGAAGTCATTCACAGGGAAGACAACGCGCGCGCTCATCAATCTGTTCGCCGATCACAGATATAGGTTGAGCGCGACCGCAACACCCGCACCGAACGATCACATGGAGCTAGGCCAGCACGGCGAGTTCCTTGGGATCATGCCGAGCAATGAGATGCTGATGCGCTGGTTTATTTCCGATCAAACGGAGATGGGGCGCTATCGCTTGAAGCATCACGGCGTGGAGTCGTTCTGGGATTGGATGGCGTCTTGGGCGCGGATGGCGCAGTCGCCGGAGGATCTTGGCTTCGACGGCAGTAGGTTCAAGCTGTTGCCGCTTAACGTCCAGATGGTCAAGACCGAGAACGCTGCGCCTGTTGACGGAGGCGACTTGTTCGGCGTGTCGCAACTCTCAGCGACTGATATGCACCGTGTGAAGCGTCAGACGGCGGAAGGCCGGGCACGCGCCGCGGCTGAGCTTGTGTTGTCTGAGGCAAGCGAGCCGTGGGTTATCTGGTGCGATACCGACTACGAAGCCGACGCGATCATGGCAGCGCTGAAAGGCGTTTCTGGAGTCGTGGAAGTGCGCGGCTCCTTCAGTGCTGACAAGAAAGAGGAATCTCTAGAAGCGTTCGCTGACGGATCGGCGCGAATCCTGGTCACAAAGCCATCTGTCTGCGGGTTTGGCTTGAACTGGCAGCACTGCGCGCGGACTGTTTTCGTCGGGCGCAGTTTTAGCTACGAGGCATGGTATCAGGCCGTCCGCCGCTTCTGGCGTTTCGGTCAGTCTCGCGAAGTGCTTTGTTTCGTGGTTGTCGCAGAAGGCGAGGACGCAATCGGACGCGTTATCGACCGAAAAGCCGACGACCATTCAAGCATGAAAACCGCAATGGCAAAAGCCATGCGCAGAGCGTCGCAAGTGGCGCAAGTGAAAGCGCCTTACGATCCTACCCATATTGCAGGAGTCCCGTCGTGGCTGAAATCCGTTGTCTGAATGCGCAAGTGAACGAAGAGTTTGCAGCCTACAATGGCGATTGCGTCGATGTTGTTCGGCAGATGCCGGATAACTCGATTGACTTCGCCGTGTATTCCCCGCCGTTCTCCGGGCTGTATATCTACAATGATTCCGTGGCAGACATGGGGAACTGCGCGGATGATGCAGAGTTTTTCGAGCACTATCAGTACCTTGCAGACGAGTTGTTCCGCGTCATGCGGCCCGGAAGGCTGGTCGCTGTTCACTGCAAGGACTTGGTTTACTACCGGACGCAGCGAAGCACGGCGGGGCTGCGCGACTTCCCTGGCGACTTGATTCGTGCCCATATTCAGGCAGGCTTCGACTTCCATTCCCGCGTCACCATCTGGCGGTGTCCTGTGCGAGAGATGACAAAAACGAAGGCGCACGGTTTGCTTTACAAGCAACTGCGCGCCGATTCGAGTTTTAGCCGGCAGGGCCTGCCTGAATACCTTGTCGTGTTCCGCAAGTGGGCGGAAGAGGCGCAAGAGGACTTGATTCGCCCCGTCACGCACACGCACGAATCGTTCCCGCTCCCGCAATGGCAGGAATATGCCTCGCCTGTCTGGATGGATACCCGCGAAACTGACGTCCTGAATGCATCGCGTGAGCCGACCGACGAGAAACATATCTGCCCGATGCCGCTCGATATTACGACGCGCGCTTGTACGCTGTGGAGCAACGAAGGCGATACGGTACTGTCGCCGTTCATGGGGATCGGTAGCGAGGGTTACGCGGCTCTGAATCTGCGCCGTAAGTTTGTCGGGGTTGAATTGAAGGAGAGCTATTGGCGGCAGGCAGTGCGTCACCTGACTTCGGTTGGCGCGCAATCCGACCTTTTCGCCGCAGCCTAACCAAAGCCCGCCCTTGCGGCGGGCTACCCCCAAGAGTACGATTGATTCGCCGCAACGCGGCCGGGTGTCGAAGCCCGAAAAAGGAGATGCCATGCAAGACCATTCCGCGATCCGCCTACCGACAGAGCCGCACTCCTGGGCTACTTCGACCTGTCGTGCTGGGCGGATCGCCGAGGGGTCAGCATGAGCCGTAAGCCTCACAACGTTCCGCCGAAGCGCAAGAATCGCCCGACGAAAGTCGCTCTGCGCGAGATGGCGAAGATCCGCAAGGTGCTGGGGCTGCCGCGTTTGCCGGAGCCGATCTGAGCATGGCGCGCATTCGCACAATCAAGCCGGAGTTCCCGCAGAGCGAAAGTATGGGTCGCATCAGTCGCGACGCTCGCCTTTTGTTCGTGCAGCTCTGGTGCATCTGCGACGATCACGGGAGGACTCGCGCGGCCTCGCGAATGCTCGCGAGCCTTCTATTTCCATACGACGACGACGCGCCGAGCCTGATCGACGGGTGGCTTGCAGAGTTGCAGCGCGAGGGATGCGTTCGCCTGTACGAGCACGAAGGGTCGCGATTCCTCGAAATACCTAACTGGTTGAAACATCAGAAGATCGACAAGCCGAGTAAGCCACAATTCCCGGCGTTCGACGAATCCTCGCGAATCCTCGCGAATCCTCGCGAACATTCGTGTCTGGACCAAGGACCAAGGACCAAGGACCAAGGACCTACAAGAGCATCCAATGCTGACGCATTGGAAGTCTGCGGAACTGCATCCGCAGACCTGCTCGGCGATCAGGGGCCGGCACCGATTGACAGAACGCCGCATGCAGAAATCGTGGCGGCCTATCACGCCGAACTGCAAATGCTGCCGAGGGTCAGGGAATGGGATTTGCGCAGGCAAGCCCTGCTGCGCTCCAGGTGGCGCGAGAGCAAAGAGCGGCAATCCGTCGACTGGTGGCGCGAGTTCTTCCGGTACGTAGCGGGGTGTCCGTTCCTTGTCGGGCAAGGTGCGAGCAAAGGCCGTGACCCGTTCATTGCCGATCTGGAATGGCTGATCTCGCCGAAGAACTTTCGGAAGGTGGTCGAGGGGCGTTATGAGCCGCGGGAGGTGCGCCAGTGAGCCACGAAGCCGAACAGGCCGTAATCGGCACGGTCATGCAGCAGCCGAAAGCGTTCCACCGGCTGGCCGCAATCGTTGACGCCGACGACTTCGCGGCGCCAGAGCATCGTGCGCTGTGGTCACTGATCGGCGAACTGATCGAGGCAGGATCGCCAGTGGACGGCGTGACCGTCGACGAGATCATCGGGCGCCGCAAACTGCAGGCGAAGACCGGAGGACCAGGGTACGCAACCGAACTTGCATCGTCCGTTCCCGGCTCCGCGTCTATGGGCGAGGCATACGCCGAACTGGTGCGCGACCATGCAATCCGCCGACGCATCCGGGCCATTGGCCAGCGCCTCGCGTCAATCGACCTCACCGGGTCGTTTGCCATCGACGAAGCGCACCGCCTGCTAGGCACCGTCGCCACCAAGGCGCGCGCCGAGTCGGTGACGATCAAGCAGGCGCTGAAAGCGGTCTATGAACGCATGGAACAGCGATTCAGCGGCGTGGAGCTGCCGGTGGTTCCGACACCGTGGGTTGCCGTCAATCGCATGATGGGCGGCGGCCTGGGGCGCGGGAAGCTCTACATTGTCGGCGGGCGTCCCGGCATGGGCAAAACCGCATGGATGCGCGGCTATTCCGTGGCGGCGACAGAGCGCGGGCATGTCGCCGTGATCAGTCTGGAGATGGACCGCGAGGAAGTGGCCGGCATGATGTTGGCCGGCGCCGCTGGCGTTAGCTACCAGCACATCCGCGACCCGCGCGACCTGCCGGGCAATGACTGGAAGCCGATCACGGTCGGTGTGTCTCAGCTCACGGACCTGCCGATTTCGATCTGCGACGTACCCGCACTGTCGCTTCCGGCGATCACTGCCGAGGTACGCAGGCTGCACAGCCGCCGCAAGCTCTCGGCGATCCTGATCGACTACCTCGGGCTGATCGACCTCCCAGACGCGGACCGGCAAGACCTGGCCATCGGAGCCGTCACGCGCGGCCTCAAGCGATTGGCTCGCGATCTTGACTGCGCCGTGGTGCTGTTGTGCCAGCTATCCCGCAAGGTCGAGGAGCGCTCAGACAAGCGGCCGATGCTGTCGGATCTGCGCGACGCCGGACAGATCGAGCAGGACGCGGACGGGATCATTTTCCTGTACCGCGATAAGTATTACCGGCCGGAATCGCAAATGGGCGACGTGGCCGAAATGATCATTGCGAAGCAGCGCGGCGGGAAAACCGGAACGGTCCCCGTGGTGTTCCGCGGCGAGCAGATCGAGTTTGTTGACTACGAAGGCGAGTGGCCAATCGCGGCGGCTGCCGAAAAGCCTAGCGGGCCGCGAGGATTTGGGAGAAAGGCAGCATGACAGCAATTTGCCACTACTGCCACCAGCCACTGGCCAAACACGAAGCCCACGACCTGCGCGTGATGCGGCCAGTCCACAAGGCTTGCCACGTCGCGCGATTGGCCGACCCGCCAACGAAGCACCTGCAGATCAAGCGCATGCCGCTTCCGGATTCGGTTGCAAGAACCCTTACGCGATGGAGTAGATCGAAATGAGTGAGTTTGTTGAGTTTCCCAAGATGGCCCGCTTTTCGCGCGAATGCGTCGTCACTGAGAAGATTGACGGCACGAACGCTTGCATTTACATCGGCGAAAGCGGCGAGTTCATGACTGGAAGTCGCACTCGTTGGATTACGCCAGATGACGACAATTTCGGGTTTGCGGCTTGGGCTCACAATAACCGCGATGAGCTGATGCAACTCGGCACCGGGCGTCACTTTGGAGAATGGTGGGGCGCTGGTATTCAGCGTAACTACGGATTGAGCGAGCGTCGCTTTTCGCTGTTCAACGCGCTTCGCTGGGTTCCGCATGGAGCCGAACCGGCACAAATCCCTACAGGTGATCCGCGAGTTGTGAAGATGCAGCAGGTCGCGCCAAAGTGCTGTCACGTGGTTCCAATTCTCGCACGTGGAGTTTTTGATAGCGCACTGGTTGAGATGAGTCTCGATCAGTTGCGCGAAGAGGGAAGCGTTGCGGCGCCTGGATTCATGAAGCCGGAGGGCGTCGTGGTGTTTCATGTCGCCGGAGGGGTTGGATTTAAGAAGACACTAGATCGCGACGGGATGCCGAAAGGAATGACGGCATGACCCGCGCCGGCAAACCAACCGCCCGCGAACGCAAACCGCGAATCGAGCGCGAGCACGCCGAGGCGGTTGCGCTGATGAAGATCGTCGGCATGCACGAAGGGCGGTGGCCTGAATTGGCTCGGTTCTTTGCGGTTCCGAATGGGGGCGCGCGCAGCAAAGCCGCAGCCGGGAAGCTCAAGGCGGAGGGCGTAAAGCGCGGCGTCCCCGATTACCTGTTTCCTGTCCGTCGCGGCGATTACGTCGGCCTTGCCATCGAACTGAAAGCCAGCGGCGGGCGCGTTGAACCCGAGCAGCGCGACTGGCTAACGCATTTGCAATCGCAAGGGTGGGTCGCTGTCACGGCATATGGCGCCGTGGAGGCGTGGGAGTTTTTGCGCAGGTATGTGGAGGGAGTGAAGTGACTACCCCCGCCTGCCACAACCGCCCATAGTTCGGCCCCTACGAACACCCATCCGCCTTTGCCCGATATGTGGAGACAAGCGATGCCGCGCGATTTTCAGGATGATCCCGCGATGAAGAACAAAGTCAGATCCGAGGCAGAACGGCGAGCCGACGCACGGGCTGCGTACTTGCTTGCGTTGCGCGAAATGCCAGAGGACATGCGGGATTTTTCAGTTCGCGCCGACTGCGAGTTCCTGATGCGCGAAGTCTGGCGAACGGCCTGGCTGGCTGGATTTCGCGCGGCCACTTCCGGCGCCGGCGAAGAGGACATCAACGCCGTGAGGTCAGCCGCATGAAGCCGCCATGCCACAACCGCCCCGAACTCACCGCCTATATGCACCCATCGGGCGAGCTGATCCCGCACCGCATGTCGCAGCCGTGCAAATCGTGGTCAACCGGCGACCGGGCCACGCCTGTGCCGGTGCTCGAAGGCTGGCAATGCGCTGGGTGTCGGTGGCTGCCGCGTGCGGACGTGCTGCGGTTTGCGCAGATCACCACTGACCCGCAGTTGATGCGGGAGCTGACGGAGTTGGCTGGTGTCGTCGAGTGCTGGTGTGAAATGTGTGACAAGGAGCAAGCAGGCGCGAGCGGGATCAGTTTGTTTCTGCGCTTCCGCATGAACCTTTGCCCGACCTGCGGCGACAAGCGGTGCCCGCGTGCGGCGGATCACAGGAACGAGTGCGCGACGGAGTTGGCGAAATGAGAATGG